CTGGATCTGCTGGATGGTTTCCCTGTCTCAGCCACCTTCTTTGTGCTTGGCTGGATAGCCGAACGTGTTCCCGGTCTGGTGAAAGAGATACAGGCCCGAGGTCATGAAGTGGCATCGCATGGATACGGCCACCGGCTCTGTTACGACATCTCTCATTCTGAACTCCGGCAGGACCTTTATCGAAGCAGGTCCATCCTTGAGAATATCACAGGTCAGCCGGTCCGGGGCTACCGTGCCCCCAGCTTTTCCATAACCGGGGAACTCATGGATCTCCTTAAAGAACTCGGCTATCGCTATGATTCCAGCTATAATGACTTCTCCCTGCACGATCGATACGGCAGGGTGGACAGTATACGCCGGTATATCCCCAACCATGGCATGAACGAAAAAGACGGCCTTGTCGAGCTCCCGGTAAGCAACCTGAAGCTGGGCGGAAGATGCATCCCCTGGGGCGGCGGGGGGTATTTCCGGCTGTGGCCGTCCTGGATGTTCAGACAGGGTGTAAAGCAAATCCTTCGGCAACAGGGATATTACCTGTTCTATTGCCACCCCTGGGAACTGGACCCTGACCAGCCCAGGGTGGACGGCATGAGGTGGGACCGCCGCTTCCGTCACTATGTGAACCTCTCGGAAACAGCAAAGAGAATAGCATGGTGGTTAGTGCATAAAGCACCTATAAGGTGATAAGGAGTGATCAATGGAATGGGTAAATATTGTATTTAATGTCATAGCAATAATTATTGTTACTTGGGCTATATCAACAGCATTTGATCCTAAGTATAGATACAACGAGCATTGTAAATGGGAGCCAGGCCCATATGAAGTGGTGTGGATGTTATTTTTATGGCTGTGTGTAGTAAGAGCGATATTAGGATAAGATATTTGAATAAAGCAGATGATATGGCTAATATTATTATGTATACCAATAGTTTATGGTATGGGATTTAATGCTGGAGCAGAATATGCTAAAAGAATAGCTCTTGGTTTAAGTCATGTAAAACCAAGTAAGGATTTTATGCTTAAATATAGAAGCGTAATCGGTTGGCATATAAAGAGGAATGACCAATGAAACAGGATAAAGACACAGGCGCATTCCATTTCTATGAGATGGCTATGGTCATGCTTACTAGACACAAGCTTCTGGGGCAAGGTAGAGCTGACATGGAGGATATGGTTCAAGAAACCTCCGGCATTTGTAAATTATAAAAACCCCGAAGTATATCAAAAAAGGTGTTATGAGATATTGCAAGGATTGGAGAAGAAGATAGCAAGATTAGCATGTGGGGTAGAACGACAAAGAAAAGGTTTTGATGTAGCAAGCATACCTGACGACTACGGCAAGCGTCTTAAAGAAGGCATATTGAAAAAAGATGAGAACAAAGCATAAAGCACATACTCGCAAGTGGTTTGTGAACAGGATCGGCAAGAGGATATACCGGTACGGAGGATCCTGCAGGTGTGAGCATTGCAAGAAAACATTAAGAGAAGGCCTGGTAGTGGCATACGTGGGCAGAGAGGGCAGGATGCACGCAGACTACTTGTGTGATTGCCAGAACGAGATGGGGCTAAGATACTCGGACAGGCCTTTTAGGAGAAAGAGAATATGAGCGAGAAAATAAATCCAAGAGACGACAAAGATCTTTTAACATGGCGGGACGCAAAGAGAGTAAAGGCGGCGTACAAAAAGTTTTGTGAGAAGCGCGGGCTGGTCAGAGGGTTTGCCTTTAGTAAACGTAGAAAGAGAGGGTAAAATGTATTGTGTAGAATGTGGAGGTGATATAAAGGACAAAGCTGTGGTGTGTGTTAAGTGTGGTTGTGAAGTAAAGAGTGTAGGTAAGAAGAAAGAGAGCCCGTCTTTTATTATAGCGCTGGCGTGGGCAATTCCTGTGGCAATAGTGTTTTGGTGCATAGGGAGAGTGCTGGGCGGGCTTTAGCCGGTAGTTAAAGGTAAAGGAGAGATAAAATGTATTGTAAGGAATGCGGAAAGGAAGTAAACGATAAAGCTGTAGTGTGCTTGCACTGCGGGTGTTCAGTAAGCAAGGAGGAGTTGGTAAAGAGTTTTAGCGGCTGGGCTATGTTTGGTTTGATAGTAGCAACATGGTGTGTTTCTCTGGTAGGCTTTATAGTGGGCGGAATAAACCTGAAGTACAAAGAGAGAAACGGCCAGGCAATATTTCTTATATGCTGGGGTGTACTATCGTTGATAGGAGATGTGATAACATGGGCGTTTTTATTCGGTCTTTTACTGCCGTAATAAGGGAACGCGGGGCTGATCCGCCGGAGGGCAAACAGATGAATGTGACATTTAGTTCAGGAGAGCTTGAGGTGGTAAAGAAGCTGCTGACGGCTGAGGAAAAGCAGGCGAAGGATGATAACTATAAGACAATATTGAAAGCTATTCTTAAACGCATAGCAAGGGCTTTGGGAGACGAGCTGTAAAGAGACATGGACTGTTTTAACAAATAAGGGGGATAGAATGAAACGTTTAGTGTTGGTTGCGCTTATGGTAGTTATGGCTGTAGTGTTGTTTTTTACGCAGGATCTGATTGTAAGAAAGACCGGTATGAGCAAAGGGGACGTGGTTATGAGTACAGCAACACCTTTTGGCGGTGCTATTGTAGCAGTAAAAAACCTGATTCAAAGAAGGTAAAGGAGTAGGAATGCAGGAACGGCATATATGCAAATGTCCTATCTGTGGTGTGCAGCACAGCCCAGATATACGGGTAGTTACATTATACAGAGGCATCTTACAGGCTCTGTTCCGTGTCTACCAATATGTCCGCAGGCGCGGCGGGGGTTACTTGTTTACCCGTAAAGAGATTAACCATTTACTGGCAGGCAACGCAAACCACACCGCGCGGTTCGGGGATCTGGTAATGTTTGGGGGTCTGGTGTTCAAACCGGAGAAAGGATCCAGGGCGCACTATGGGCTGAATATGGAACGCTGTGAGGCCTTTTTTAAGGGCTCTTATGAGATTCCAATGAAGGTATTAAAAGACCCAGTTACTGGGGCTATAGAGGCGACTGAGTACAAGACAATAAAAGACATCCCGAACATTTTGACTTTATTAGATGAGGAAGGGTTTTACAAACCGGAGTACAGAAGTGCAGCTAGAAAAACTGTTTGATCAAATAAAAGAAAAGCTTGGGGAGCACAGGCTAAGGGGGGACGAGGTAATTTTTAAGGACTGTCCTTGGTGTAACAATGACAGGTGGAACCTGCAAGTAAGCTCATCTAAGCTTAAGTACCACTGTTGGGTCTGCTCTCGGGGCGGCAATCTTACATCTCTTCTTAATTTTTTAGACATTCATTATGTGGGGGACCTTCCTATCCCACCGAAGGAGCGCCCTCTGGATACCCGCGGAATAAAAGAAGCCCGGCTTCCAGAGGGCGTAGTCCCCCTGGTGGGCTGTAAAGTTGAGAACAAGGTAATGGGGTACTTGGGCAGCCGGGGGATAACACGGGGAGATGTGAGTAAGTACGAGATAATGTGGTGGCCTGGGAAAGAGAGGGTTCTGTTTCCGTTCAGAAACGGTATGGGCAACCTGATCTTTTGGACAGCAAGGACTATATTTAAGCACGTACGTCCTAAGTACTTACACGCAGATGTTTCTAAGTCAGACAAGCTTCTTAAGTATGACGGTCTTGACAATGAGGAAATTTACGTTGTAGAGGGCGTGTTTGACGGGATAAAGGTAAACAAGCTGGGTCATACTGTTGTGGTTCTTATGGGCACAGCAATATCAGAGGTTGTGAAGGATTACCTTCGTGTGCTAAAGAAGAAGGTAGTTCTGGTTTTAGATAAGGATGCCGCGTCTAAACAGCTTAAGTATGAGGATGAGCTGGCAATGCTCTTAGGCCGATACCAGGTACGGGCTTTATACTTACCAGAAAAGGATGTGGCGTCAATAGGAATACCTGAGGGGTGTGAGGGTTTTGTGGGATATGTTAAAAGTAGGATGGGAAAGGGGAAAAGAAATGAGTAAGAAGTGGCACCAAAAGACATGGGATGACTTGACAGAGGAGCAGAAAGAAGCAATAAAGAAGGTGTCGGATAAGTATGACGATAACCTAAAAAATATGATAAAGTACTGTGAGGCCGGGAACAAAAAAGCGCATCTTAGGTGTATTAAGATAGAGAAGCGTCTTGAGGACCAGGGGGTTGCTCTACGAAAAGAGTACGGGGTGTTTGCGCATGACCCGTGTCCTTTGGACAGCAGGGGAAAGCTTTGTGATTCTTGCTCCGGGCTTTATATGCGGGTGGGCGCAAGAGGTAAGTCTGTAGAGGTGAAGGACAAGGCCTTGTTGCCAAAAGGAACCTGGGTGTACGAGTGCAGGATGCACCCGAGTAAGTTTAGTGAGAAAACACTTGATATGGAATGCCTCAACAAAGGCATAAGAACGGTTGTGAAGTAAAACTATGAGACTATATATAACAGACTCTGATCTACGCAAAAGCCCTTCAATGGTGTACTGTGCTCTTGATGACGAGCTTGAGAGGCGTGAGATAATAGAGCTTTTATCTATAAAGGTGCCGGGGGCAAAGTTTTCGCCCAGGTACCGAGATAAGAAATGGGACGGCACAAAATGTTTTTTCCAGAAGTTTGCTAATGCTTTTCCTATTGGGTTTCTTAATAAAGTAACCACAGCGTTTCCGGATGCTGAAGTATTGGATGAGCGAAGCTATAAGCCTATAAAGTTTTATGTTCCGGAGCTACACGGGTTGGAGCAGAGGATGTATCAGAAGGAAGCGTTGTTATGGGCGTTTGAAATGAAGAACTGTATTATACAGGCGGCCACAAATTCAGGAAAAAGCGCGATCATGGCGGCATTAGTTAAGCTGCTTAGGGCGGAAGGGGTGTTGATAGTTGTTCACAGCATAGAGTTGTTGGGGCAGCTAAGAGCAATGCTTATGGGTTGGACAGGCTTGAATGTGGGCATAATAACCGCTGATTTGATACAAGCGGACACCTATGTTAACATAGCTATGGTTAAGACGCTTCTGGCCCGGTTGGACAGCGACAGAAGGGTTTTTAACTTGTTTAACCGTAGTTGTGCGCTTATTGTTGATGAATGTTTTCCTGGCAGCACACAAGTATTGATGGCGGACGGAAAGAGCATGAAAATAAAAGAAGTGGTGAGGAGGGTTAATGCAGGAGAAGAGTTAAGGGTAAAGTCATTATATTCTTTGTATGAAGACCAGTGGGTAGACAGAAGGGTTAGTCGTGGTTTTGTTAACGAACATAATGGTGTTTGGGTTAAAATAAAGTTTGGTTGCAGGCAACTAAAGGAGATATGTACAGATAAGCATAAATGGTATTTAGCGGACGGTACGGTTTCTCCGGCAATGAGACTGAGACCAGGAGATTATGTAAAGGTTTATCCTAAAATGACAGGCAGGTTCACACAAGCAAGAGCCCTTGGAGATTGGCAGGAACAGCTGTTAAGGGGAGGTTTGATAGGAGACTTAGGATGCTCCGAGACAAAGACAACGGCCAGGATAAGAATAGTGCATGGGGTGAAGCATGAGGGATATTTTAATTATAAAACAAGCATACTGCGTAACCTTATACGGCAGCGGAACGAAAAGGTTAAAACAGAGTTTAGTCCTATAAACGGGATTATCAGAACGTGTACTGTATCAACACCAGATATTAAGAGAATTTACGATGAGTGGAAAAACGACTTGGCGAGGTTTCTGAATCAAATGGATGATAGGGGCTGGGCCTTTGCGTATATGGATGACGGTACAGTAGATGGAAAGATATGTTTGAATAGTATGCCTAAGGATAGGGCCGATATGATTTGTCGGGGTTTTAACACACGCTATGATACAAGTGCAAAGATTAGGAATGAAAAAGGATGGGTAATGGTTATAGGAAGGCAGGACATGAGGAGTTTTGTAGATAGGGCGGGAAGGTACTTTTTGCCGGAGATGCGTTATAAGATAGCAAGATACTGCCCGGGGGAGTTTGTGGGAGGCTGGTGTGACCCTAAAAAGTATGCTGTGCTTCGTGTTGAGGGGGTGTCTTACATACAGAAGGCGGGACTTCGCTACAATATTGAGGTAGAGGACACACATAACTTTGTGGCGGGGAAAGCTATGGGGGTGGTTTCAAACTGCCATCACATGAAAAGCGCAACGCACTTAAGTGTTTTTAGAAGGTCCAGGGCAGTTTATAGGATAGGCTTCTCAGGAACGGTGCCTGCAGAGGACACGTATGATGGGTGGTTGGTGCGTCAGTACATAGGAGATGTGGTCTACAACGTAACTAACAAAGAGCTAATAGATAGTGGGGTGTCAGCCGCGCCTATAATAAAGTTGATTGAGTGCTACCACGATGTGGACTACGATAATATTGTTTATCAGATAAGAAACGAGGACAGTGCTGAGGGAGTGACATTTTCAGCTCCTTGGAAAGAGAAGGAGTCTGTTTATAAGAGGGTGTATCGTAGGGTTGTTGAGCAGTATATTGTAGAGAATGTAAAGCGGAATAAGATGATAGTTGACAGGGTGTGTGGTGAATATAAAGACAAGCAGGTGCTAATAGTTGTGGACTTGCTTAAGCACGGAGAGCTTCTGATTGACATGATCGATGCCAGGCTTGGAGTAGGCCAGGCGGACTTTATTCATGGAGACAGCGAAAGCCGCAAGGGGAGCCTGCTGGCATTTAGAGCTGGGACGCTGCGGGTTCTTGTTTCAAGTTCGATTATAGACGAAGGTATCGACATAAGCCGTATTGAGCTGCTGGTATTGGCGGCCGGGAAGAAATCCAGACGGCAGATACTTCAGAGGATAGGTCGTGGCTTGCGTAGGAAAGAAGGTGAGAACGTAGTAACAGTTATAGACTTTTTTGATTACGATGGTAAATATTTAGAGAAGCACTCAAAAGCGAGGTTTAGCCTGTACAAGGAAGAGCAGTTTGAGGTTGAGTTGCTTCCAGAAGATGGAGATAAATAATGAGACATGTTTGGATAGTAGGGGTAAGTGACTGTGAGGCAAACAGAGTAGTGGCTGTTTGTTCTACAAAAAGAATTGCTGAAAGAGAGTTATTTAAGGAAAGAGATAGGTTAGTGGTAGAATGGAAAGAGCGGGATGGGAGGCACGCTGAGCATATAAAAGAGTTTTGCAAGGAAAAGCGCAGAAGGGTATGGAAGGACCCAATGTATCTTAAGATGATTAAAAACCTGTATTCTAACGATTATGAGAAGTGGGACAACTATCCACACGAGTGTCCTTATTTGTACAAACAAGGTGTTTTGGTTAAATAAAAGGAGGTAACAAATGGTAAGGAAACCTTTTAGCAAAATGAGCCGAAAGGGGCAGCATGCTTCAATGGCCGGAAGGTTTGGTCTGGCAGTAAGGACAAAAAAGGCCTACGACAAAGCTCAGGTGGTGGCTGACCGTGAGACGGCTGAGAGCGAATATAAACGTTCACGAGAAACATAAGGAGGTGCCGAATGGCGCGAGTAAGTAACAAGACAGTGGCGGTAACACTAAGATTTTATACTAATGATCTTGAGGTTGTCCGTGGTTCTGCAGACAAGGCCGGGTTGGCTTGTTGGGACACAGGTGTTGCAATATTGGAGGCGAATAAAGAAAAGAAGATAGCGGCAATTCACTGTCCTATTCAGTGCTTTGAAGACATAATTCCCGCTGTCAAGGAGTTGTTCAGGAAGTCGGGTGTTTTGGTTGTGTCGAGCAACAGAAGGCCTAGGGTGTTGTCTCATACAAGGAGGAAAAAATAATGGCACTTAAAATTCTTGGAAGCAGGCTTTTGGTAAAGCCTCTTAACTCGGAAGAGATTACTAGGGGCAGGATAATAATACCTTGAGGAAAGGTCTTGCACCCCGTGTGTGCTGTTCCTGGGGATGTGGTGGTTTATGGGGTAGGTTCTGGGGTTCCTGTTGTTGATGAAGGGCAGAAATATCTTATACTAAACGATGAGCATATAGTGGCAATAGTCAAAAGGAAGGCAGATGCGCAAACTACTTAAGCAGCACAGAGACAGGATAAAGCAACTTAGAAAAGATCGGGATTTCAAAAAGAAAGAGAAGACTGATCTGTTTAAGAAGGCTTTGATGATTAACCCGCAGATAGCGGCTATTCGTGCTGAGATTAAAGAGTTTAACAACCAGCGGGCAGTGATAAAGGAAAAGATGGATCTGTTGTTGCTTGACAGGGCTAAGCTGTGTGAAAGTATAAGGGCTAAGCGCAAAGAGATAAACACGTGGGAAGGAACCAAGCGGGCTATGTTTGAGGCGGCTAAGTCTAAGAAATCGGATATAATATCAGCAGACCAGGAGATAATGAAGATTCAACAGCAAATTCGCACTATTCAAGGAAAGGACATGGAGTGGTAGAACAGTTGGAAAAGACAGACTTGTGTAGTGCCTGCAAATACAAAGACTGTGTTAGGGTCTCTGCTATAGAGGTAGAGAACCCTGATCTTATGGTTGTGGGGGAAGCTCCAGGAGCTGAGGAGGAAAGGAGCGGTCTGCCCTTTGTGGGGCCGTCAGGGAGAATACTAAGGCAGGCTATGACTGATATGGGGTTTGACTTTACCAAGATAGCTGTGGCAAACGTGGTGCTGTGCAGGCCGCCTAAAAATGAGACGCCTAGAAAGGCAGAGATGAATCTCTGTGCAAAGCAATTCTTGTTTCCTTTGATACAGAGGTTGTCTCCTAAGCTTATAATGTGTGCGGGCTCTGTGGCAGGCAGTATGTTTAAGGAGGATAAGTGGGAAGGAATACCAGTGGTAAAGGTTCTACACCCGGCAGCTTTGTTATACAGCCCTGAGAAAGTTTCAGACTTTAAGTCCGGGCTTAGGAGAGTGTACAATGCGCTTTACTGTCCTGTTTACGATAGGAAGCTAGTGGTTGTGGACAGTCTTGACAATCTTGACATACTTAAAGAGTGGATGATAGGGCGGAAAGATGTGGGTACTGACATTGAAACAAACGGAACTCTTGACCCTTTTAACAAGGACGCACGTATTACACACATAGCTTTTGCGGGAGAAAAGATGGCTTTTTCAGTATGGCTTGACAAGCCAGATGACCCTGTGTTTACAGAGCAGGCGGCGTCCTTTGTAAAGAAAGTTCTTATGGATGATACGATACTGCACATTTTCCACAGGAGTTGGTTTGACGTTAAGTTCTTGCAGTCACGCGGGTTTGAGGTTAAGAAGTTTGCGGACACAAGAGTAAAGGCGTTTTTGTTGAACGAGAACAGGATGATATTTGGTCTTAAGGACTTGGCAATGGAACATATAGGTCCGTATGAGTATACAATAGAGGAGACAGATCCTGTTAGGTTTTCTTTATACAATGCCGAAGACGCATGGTTTACGTACAAGCTGAATGGCATATTTGACTCTGAACTTTCCAAACCTTTGAAGAAGGTAGCGGAAAGGCTGATAATGCCGGTAATACCTGTTCTAAATGAGATGATGCTTACCGGGATGAAGGTAGACCAAGCTCAGGCTGACAAGGTGCGTAAGCTGGTAGCGGAGTCACGAGATACAGCATACAAAGATCTTGTAGGAACGTTTAAGGAATTTGAGGGGGTAAACCTTAGATCCCCTAAGCAGATGCAAGAAGTTATATTTGGCAAGTTGAAAGAGTCTCCTGTAAAGGAAACAAAGACAGGGTACTCTGTTGATGAGGAGACGCTTAACTCATACGCCGGTAAGGGAAAAGACTGGGCACGTCTTGTAGTAAAGTATCGTCAGCAGGAGAAACTGCTATCTACTTATATAGACAAGATACCTAAGATAGTTAACTATGACGGGCGTATCAGGACTCAGTTTGATCCTGTGGGTACCGTAAGTGGCAGGATAGCTTCTAGGAATGTAAACCTTCAGAACATCCCTCGTAACAACGAGATCTATAAACTGTTTGTGGCGGATACCGGAAAGGTGTTTTTTTACTTTGACTTTGCTCAGATTGAGCTTAGAACGGCCGCATCTATAGCGCCTGAGTACAAAATGATAAGGGCGTTTCAAGAGCACGCAGACTTGCATGTGCGTACAGCTGTTATGTTAAATGGCAAGAAATCTGAGGACATAACTAAAGAAGAACGTCAGCTTGCTAAGGGGGTATCATTTGGGTTGTTATATGGGCAGCAAGCGGAGGGCTTGAAGCAATACTTGTTTGACAAGTTTGAGATTGATATATCTTTGGATGAGGCTGAGAGAATACGGGGAGTTTACTTTAAGAGTTATCCTGGGCTGCCTTCTTGGCACAAGCGGGTGCTTCGTGAGGTTTATGACAGGCACAGGGTGGTTTATCCTACTGGCAGAATAAGAAGGTTTCCCGCGGCCGGGTCTGAAAACAAGATACCCGGAAGGATAATACGGCAAGCCGTAAATGCGCCGAATCAAGGCAGCGCGAATGATATAATGTTGTTTGTATTAAGCAACCTGCATCGGTTGAAGACCAAAGCTAAGTTGCCTGCTAAGTTTGTTCTGACTGTGCATGACAGTGCAATGCTTGTAATAGAGGATCTAAAGGACATGACTAATATGATTCTATCTGATGTGTTGCCTAAGGATAAGTTGTTTACCTGGCTAAGGGTTCCGATTGAGGCGGAGTTTAAGGTGGGTAAGTCTTGGGGAGAATTAGAGGAACTGTAAAAGGAGGATAGGAATGTTAGGGCCTAGGAAGGAAAAAATATGTTTGACATGCCTGTACTACGAGCCGGAGACTGAGAATATGGAGGGTGAGTGCAGAGCGGATGAGGATATAGATAGTAGTAGTTGGTGTGAGACTTATGAGAACAAGGGAGGAAAAAGTTATGAGTAAAGTAACTTGTGCTATGTGTGCACATCTTGATGAGAAGACACAGGTATGTGAGGTTCTTACGACTTACGTACTTCTGAACAAAGCTAGGCCTAATTGCGTAAGAAACAACAGGTTTGTGGAAAGGCTTGCGCCAGTCAGCTCAGAGGAAGTGGCTGATCAGCCGGTAGCAGAGATGCCTATAGCGACACCGCTAGTGGCAGTTCCAGAGCTAAAGAAGGCGGGTCTTTTTTCAAAAGTTAAAAAGTTTTTTAGGGTATAAACTATTTTTGGACAAAAGTCAAAAACTGGTGTATATCTAGTGAGGGGAAGAAAAAAAGTAAAGAAGGAGGTGAAAGTAGAAATGACAATACCTGAGATGACGAGACTTGATGCAGCAGTGGAGATAAAAGTCAACGAGTTTGCTTGGAAAGGTAATCTAAGTCAGATAGTTCGTATTGATGGAGATAATCTTACAGGTGAGTTGACGCGACAGCCAGAGTTAGTGTCCTGGTTTGGGGTGGTTGAGGTGGAGGCAAACGATGCGGTAGAGAAGGCTAAAAATGAGCTAGCCGTACTTAAAGATGCGCAGGAGATATTGTATGCACATCTTGATTTAGAAGTGCGTGAACAACATAGAGCTAACAAGCCAACCGAATCGGCTATTAAATCCATGATCTTAACTAACCCAAGGTACTTGGAACATGCTGACAAGATCGGAGCAAAGCGTGAGGAGCTTAGAAGCGCGGGAGTGATATGCGGTAAGATTTCTAAGATACTTACGGGTTTGAAGCATAAGCTGGATATGTTGATTCAGCTAAGTTGCAACTACCGAAAGGAGCACGGTTCGGGGGATTATGGGCATGATGGTCCGCTATAATTAACAGCAGTAAAACAAAGAAGGAGGTTGGTGATGGGTTTAGACTTAGGAAAGGCAAGAGAGAATTACCAAAGAAAGACCGAGAAAGGGGCAAGGCCTGACAGGTGGAAGCCGACAGAAGGGGATAATCCGATAAGGGTGATGCCTCATGACATGTTGTACTTTGAGGACAAGGTTGGTGGAGATATAGCTTACACGTATTTCTGTCATTTTGACGTAGGTCCTGAGGGTGCAAAGGAGTGGGTGGTATGTCCAAAGACCCTAAACAGAAAGAACAGGTGTCCTATCTGTGAAGCGGTAGCTCAGCTGATAAAGACAGGAGATCCTGGAGATGCGGCTATGGCCAATTCAATGGGCATAAGGCGCAGGTACCTTATGAACGTTATTGATCTTAAGAACGATCAAGAAACGGTAAAAGGTATTCAGGTTCTGGAGTGCGGGCCGAGCATACACACTGAAGTTTTGCAATGGTGCAATGTTAAGTGGGGAGACCCCCTGGACTTTGAGACAGGGCGGGATCTTACACTAACTATGACGTTGCCGGACAGCAAGGATATGAAAAAGGCAAAGTACTCTGTGGCTCCCGATCCGGACAAGACACCTATAGGGAACAGGCTTCCTGCTAATTGGAAGGATCAGATACGAAAGCTTAAAACTCTGGTTCCTGAGGTTAAGACGTATGAAGAGATAAAGAGGATCCTTGAGGGAGAGATGGATTACGGAGAGCCCTCAGAAGGCGCAGAAGAAGTTACTAAAGCAGAGGCTGGAGTTACTAATACTGCCCCACAACCACAACAGCAGACAGCACCTGTAGCGCAGCCGTCCTCAGAGCCTATGAAGGCGCCTGACTGCTTTGGAAAGTCATTTAGCATGCGCAGTGAGAAGTGCAAGGCGTGTGCGTTTAATGCTACGTGTAAAGATACGTTCTTAAGCCAGTAAAAGCAATACGAGTTGTGCCGTCAGGGCTAGCCGGAGTGTGTGGGCAAGATTGCGGATTGAGCCGTCCAGTGAGAGAGTCCGTGTGACTGACTGGAGAACCACACCACAGCACTATAAAAGGAGTTTACAATGACAAAACCTAAAGGATTTCTTCAAGCGATAGCTGACGAGTTTGGGGAGGACGTAGTAGTTGGCAGGGACAAAGAGGTAAGAGGGTGGTTGGATACAGGTAACTACGCGCTTAATCGTATAATATCTGGGGACTACCTTAAGGGGTATCCGTATGGCAAGATAGTTGAGCTGTATGGTGAGCCTATGACAGGTAAATCAACCTTGATAAACGTGGCTATGGCTAGGCACTTAGAGAAACATGGGGAGCACGCAGCCTGTGTCCTTGATGATACCGAGGACTCCTTTAGTGAGAGCATAGCACGAATGAACGGCCTGGATCCGAACAGGCTTATCAGGCGTGTGTCTTCAACAGTAGAAGAGCACTTTGGTGAGATGTTTGGCATAAAGACAATAGCAAGGGCGGTGAAGGATAAGGAGCGGGGCAAGGAACTGGCGGGGCTTCTTCCCTTTATTCTTGAGAACGATCCTGAGGCAAAGATACTGCTGGCGCTAGACAGCTTAGGTCAGCTGTCCTCAGAGCACGAGAAGGCAACAGGCTTTGTTAAGGATGATATGAGTAAGGCAAAGAAAATCAAGGCGGGGGTTCGTATGAGCTGTCCCTTTATATACAAGAATGATGTTTTGTATATGGTGGCTAACCATGTGTATGATGTAATCAACGTTCCTTTTAGTCTTAAGGCAACTCCCGGGGGTAAAGCAATTCCTTTCTTGAGCTCGGTTCGTATAGAGCTGGTAAGGAGAGAGAAGATTAAGAAAGGAGATCAGGTAGTTGCTATTCTTGCTGAGGCAAAGATTACAAAGAACAAGATATATCCTCCGTTTAGGCATGCTAAGATAAAGATACATTTTGAGACAGGCGTTGACAGGATGAGCGGACTGGCAGATCTTTTGGTAGATGATGGTATAATAGACAAGAAGGTGGCGGGGTACTTGTACTTTGGAGAGAGCAAGGTTGCAGAGAAAGACTTTACTGAGGAAATGTTCCTAAACCTTCTAGCAGACAAGAAGAAGAAAGACTAACCAGATATAGTGAGTAGGTGGCTGTAAAGGAGGAAAGTATGTTTTATGAAGAAGAGCTGAAAAACTTTAATGAAAATATTGCTGTGAGATGCCCTGCGTGTGGTTTTGAATATGTGCATCCAACAGAGATATATGTTAATTCTGGTGGGGTAATTACTGTAGTAAAAGATTCAGGTACTTACATAAAGAGAGGCTCAGCAGTTGGTAGAGGAGTGAGTTACGGCATAAAATATGTATGTGAGTCCGGCCATGTTTTTGTGGCTAGGTTCCAGTTTAACAAAGGCAATACTTATACAGAGATAATTAACGTGGGCGAATTACCTCCAGAGGAATGGCCTAGTGTTATATGGAGAGACTAACCAGAATGGGGGCTTTGGCATGCAGGAGCTGAAAGTAGAGATAGTGTTGAGGAAGCGGAGTATTGATAAAGTGCCGGAGCGGATAAGCAAGGTGATAGATCAGTACCGGGTTTTTGACGGAGATAACAAGACAATACTTAATATGCCTTTAGACTGGGCAGGTCTTAGAGACGGTACTTTGCCAGAGATGTTTAACTTGTTTGGGGATGCTATTTATGTATCGCTTGCTTACTATACCTCAGATGGGCGTGAGCTGGTGACTGACTTTGAGGGCAACCCCGCGGACAGGTATGACTCAGTTCTTGATGGCAGGAGAGTATTTAAGTATGTAAAGAAGAAGCTGCGCATTGTTACTGTGTATGATGAGGGCAAAGAGATATTTGAGGTTAAGGGTTTTATGCTGGACTTTGACAACAAAGTTGTTAAGGTATGCGACATTTATAATAACGGAGCTGAGTCAGGACTGGCATTACGTTTGTTTGTAAACAGATGAGGAAATAGATACTATGAGGAAAGACGTGTTAATATTAGGCGACTGCTTAGTAGAACTAAAGAAGTTAGGCGAAAACACCATAGACTGTGTTGTTACTGACCCGCCTTATGAGTTAGGCTTTATGGGTAAGGCTTGGGATAACACAGGAATTGCTTACAAAGTAGCCCTTTGGCAAGAGGTGTTAAGAGTTTTGAAGCCAGGTGGTCATCTCTTAGCTTTCGGCGGAAGTAGAACTTATCACCGTATGGCTTGTGCTATTGAGGATGCTGGGTTTGAGATTAGAGACCAGATTATGTGGGTGTATGGGTGCTTAAGCGAGGATACGGAGATACTTACAATTAACGGGTGGGAACGCTACCATAAAACTATTGACAATAATCTCGTATTATGCTACAATGTAGATAATAACTCTTATGAGTTTCATAAACCAAAAAGGAGTTTTATCTATGAAAACAAACATACCGCTTATAGAATACACTCGGATAGCACAGACCAAATCGTCAGTAGAAACCATCGTGTTCTTGTTGAACGAGGCGGAAAACTTATATTTCAAAGGGCAGAGGAATTACAACCGCAAGAGAATATACCCTTTTTGGAAAGTTTGCCGGACTTGTCAGAAGCCATTTCCGACTATAACAAAAGAACAAGCAATCAGGAACAAGGATTGTCAGAACTGTATCAGGGCGAAAATGGGGAAATGGAACAAAGGGAAATACAGAACACCGGAAATTATCTGCAAGGTTTGTGGCAAAAGTTTCAGGCCAAAATGGAGCAGAACAAAAACGACAAAGTATTGCTCTCAACAATGCAATGGAAAGATAAGGGGAATAAACCTAACCGCTTACAGGTTCGACAGAACAGGAATGAAATTTCCGGGAACGGGATTGAGTGGCGACAAAAATCCTGCTTGGAAGGGCGGAGTAACTTATTTCAGGAAGCACGGGAATTATTTGCCAATAAAATATGTCAGATGTCCGAAAGAATACTTGGCTATGGCTCGCAAGGACGGTTATGTTATGGAACACAGGCTCATAATGGCTCAATCTCTCAAGCGGTGTTTACAGAGAACAGAGGTTGTTCACCACATCAACCACAATCCGCAGGACAATCGGGTAGAAAATCTGCAGCTATTTACAACGAACAAAGATCACAAAATCCACGAAGGACAAGAGCAGAAGTAACTCCCATAGAATACAAAGGCAACGTCTGGTGTGTGGAAGTAGAAACAGGTGCTTTTGTTGCACGCAGGAATGGTAAAATCTTTATTACTGGAAATTCCGGCTTCCCAAAATCGTTATCAATTGGGAAAGCAGTTGATAAGTTGCAAGGGAATGAGAGAACTAAAGGTGAATTGAAATTCAAAGGCGGAACACAGCTTGGCGTAATAAATGACGACAGTTGGAAGCCTAAAGATGTTTATAGCGATAAAGGACATAGTGATTGGGAAGGTTACGGCACTGCCCTAAAACCAGCACACGAGCCAATAGTATGGGCTACTAAACGCTTGACAAATACAATGGAATATGATATACTTTCTATGGATAGAAACCTAAAGGAGAATATATGGCTATCAATAGAAAGATTACAAAGGCTGGATATATCCAAATTACAGGCGACGGTATCAATACACTTGAACACCGTATTGTTATGGCACGCCATCTTGGGCGAACTCTCTCAAAGCGAGAACAAGTCCACCACATCAACGGTATCAAAAGCGATAACCGAATTGAAAATCTTGAACTCCTTACTATTGAGGAACACGCAAGAAAGCACGGATGGGAAATCCCCGACATCTCTCAATGGAATACAAGAGTGCCAAGCCGATGGGTCAAAATTACTTGTAAAGGTTGTGGACAAGATTTTGGGCGAAGAAAAAAAGAGTATGCCCGACATCCTAACGCTTATTGCTCAAGAACTTGCTACATACAGGCAAAGCAAAAATGGTATATCTGTGGAGAGTGCGGTAAGCGATTTACTTCCAATAATCCTAAACGTAAATTCTGTTCTCCTTCGTGTTCTAACAGATTTACTAACCGAAAGAAACAACTCCGAGTTAAGCATATTTGTAAGTATTGCGGAAAAGTGTTTGAAACAATACCTTGCCGAACCTCTAAATACTGCAACGCAAGATGTATGGCTCTCGCATATAAACACCCTCGTAAATCATAAACCCATTGTCCTTGCAAGGAAGCCTTTAAGTGAGAAGACCGTAGCAGAGAACTGTCTTAAATGGGGTGTGGGTGGATTGAATATTGATGGGTGCAGGGTGGGGGGCATAATGAACCAGAGTGGCATACGAAAAGAAACCCTCGGCAAGATGATACTACTTTCAATAATAAGACTTGCGGGTTTAATTCAGAAAATACCACTTTGGCAAGTGCCAATCCTTCTGGTCGCTTCCCCGCCAACTTTATCCACGATGGCTCTGATGAGGTGGTGGAGTTGTTTCCGAATACGAATCCAAGTAAAGCCGCAAATCGTGGCTTACAGCATAGTGGCAGACACGGTGGACTTGCCGACATCGGTGGCAACATTAAAGACGGGACAGACACGGTTAGAGGACATACTGACAACGGTGGCTCAGCCGCCCGCTTCTTCTATTGTGCTAAAGCCTCTAAACGAGAACGGGATATGGGGTGTGAGGGGTTGGAAGCCAAGGAGATGCCTCACTCAACCGCTATGAGGTGTGGTAATTGTGGATTACCTATACTTTGTGGAACAGGACAACCGACTTGTAAATGTGAGGTTAAAAACGAAATAAGGTTAAAAGCAAGAAACAACCACCCCACCGTAAAGCCTATAGCCCTAATGAAATATTTAGTCAAGTTAGTCAGCCGGGAAGGGCAGACAGTATTAGACCCGTTTGCAGGAAGTTTTACAACAGGGTTGGCTTGCGTGGCGTTGGGACGAAACTTTATCGGGATAGAAATGGAAGAAGAATATTTTAAGATTGGTCAGGCTCGCATGGAGTCTTTTCAAGAATCATATGGCAGGATTGAAGCTACAAGGGGCTAGAATGAAAATATATAACCTTCCATTCTATGGTTGCGTGTACCAAGCTATAATGAGGTTAGCTCATAAATATAACTGGCACTATGCGCCACCAATTTATCCTGATGGTGACACACAACTGTGGTGTAAATGGTGTGGGTTTAGGCAGACGATTAAGTATCGGGACAAGTCAAAAGACGTGGTTTCAAAGGACTTATCTGCTAACAAGGCTCACGTAGTAAAGGGGAGGAAATGAATATAGTTATAGTAGCGGAGAAAAGTAAAGAAATAATGGCGGCACAGGATATCTACTGTCCTGTATGTCAAGAACTACAGTATGCTCCGTTTGATAAGTTATACACAAAGGCGCATGATAAGTGTGTTACTTGTAGCAGTGAACAGGAGTTAGAGAGGAACAGCGGTAACATATTTGCTATTATAAACGCGTACTAAGGGAGATTAAAATGAAAATAAGTATTTGGAGCGATTTACAATTACATGTGTGGGAGCAGTTTGGAATTGAGAAAGAAAATCTATCACGTCGTTTCTTTGAGCAGGCGCATATTTTAGATCAGGTAGCGGAGATACATAAAGACAGAAAGATAGACGCATCGGTGTTTGGTGGTGACTGGGTTCATCTTGTGGGCTCGCACCCAACGCCTGTAATTGTTCTTACCTTAGATTACTTTAAGAAAGACCGAACTCCTTACATATTTGTGGATGGGAACCACGACCTTGAGAACACCACAAGTCCTACCAGATGGCAGAATATATCAAATCTTTTACGTGACGTTGCTGTAGAGGCTAAGGTTCCTTTTATAAAAACAGTTAATTTTCAAGATACGGTTGACTATGATCAGATAAAGGATTATGATATAGTAGTACTTCATAAACAGCCGGCGCTGACTAATGAGTATGGGCATAAGTTTAATGGTGTAGACTGGCAGAGGTTAGCTAAAACAAATAGGCTGGTATTTTTCGGGCACGATCACACAAGGAAGCAACTGGCGGACAACTGTTATGTTATAGGCGCCTGCATGCAGCATACTTTTGGAGACAAGGGTGACAGAGGTATGTACATAGTAGATACAGATACCTGGGCGGTTGAGTTTATAAAGCTGAAGTATCCTGAGTTTAGAACAGTAAAGGATCAATCTGAGGTAGTAGCAGGAGATGGTAACTACTATAAAGGAAAAGACTTAAAGGAGGGCGCTGGTATAATATCAGTAAAGACTCCTGTAGTGTTTGAGCAACGTATCAAGTCGGACGGGTTTAAGGATATTCTGCAAGAGTGGCTTAAACTAAATGATAAGGATGAGACGCACCTGGCGATGCTGGATGACTTGTTGACAGATAAAGTCAGGGTTGTGAAAGATGTTTTTGAAGGTCGGGTTGTTAAGGTAAAGATGAAGGACTTTGTATCTGCAGGAGAGGTGGAGTATGACTTGCACAAGGGGGTAACATTCTTGGACGGGTTGAACGGAGTTGGAAAATCAACGCTTACGGGTGAAGCTCTGTACTACTGTCTTTTTGGAAAGACCACAAAAGAGTTGACAGGGGACTCTGTAATAAGAGACGGCTGCAAGGACTGCTTTGTTGAGGTTGAGATACGAAGCGAGGACTTATGCTATGTTGTTAAGCGATCCCGTAAGGCGGGGCTTGAGGTGGTAGGGCGCGGCCCGGACGAAGGGCCTGACAACCTTACACAAGGACTGAGGGAAGATGATAAGCAGGCGGTGCTGGAAAGAGTGCTGGGGTTTAATGAGGCGGTGTTTAAGGCGGCCTGCTACTTTAGCCAGGAGAACCTTATGGTTCTTACGGGGCTGACTGATGGTGACAGGACTGACATGATAACAGATCTTTTAGGGTTTGAGGTTTATGATGATTTGTATTCTAAGGTTCATGAAAAGCAAAAGTTATTTGCAAAAGAGCGGGAAAGCATTGAGCAGAAAAAGGTAGGTATTGATACAGAGACACAGGTGCTGGGTTCAAAGATAACAACAAACAAAAACTTTATTGCGACTTTTGAGGCGTCTATTGCGGACTTGCGGGAGAAGGAGAAAGGGTACGAAAGGAAGATCTTAGAGCTTCAGGAGTCCTTATCAGAGATCCCAGCAGGTGTGGATGCGGAAGCAATAAGAGATGAGTATGCAAGAAAGATAAGTGAAAAGGAAAGCTTGAGAGATACCATAAGGGAATCAATAGATCATCTTGTTAAAGATCTTGAAGACAAAGGGTATGAGCATGTTCTAAGCGAGTTCAGCAGACAGATTGGTAGGGTAACAGAGGGATGTTCGGGTCTTGAAAGAGATATGAGAAGATTAAGCGCGGAGATGGCCAGTCCTGTAGTTGCGCCCGATACTAGGTATGATATGCGTCTTGAAGAGCTGTCAGAGGAGATAGGGCGTCTCAAAGGCCTGTATGCAGCCCAGGAGCGTGTGCTTTCTAAGCACAGCACAGAGATAGAAGAGCTTAGGGCGGCAAATCTTAATACCCGGTGTGATAAGTGTGGTTCAATGATTACAAAGGAGAATGTGCAGGCTTTTATAGATGAAAAAACAAAGATACTTGAGGAAGAGGCGGCTAAGAAAACAGAGATCAGTCTTCAGATAGACAAGCTTAATATGGAAGTTTCGGGGCTTAAGAGCGCGCAAGAAAAGGTTTTGAAGGATAATATAGACAGGTATGTTGCTGAAAGGAAGTATAAGATTGAGGAGATTCAGGATAATATTGCTGATCTTACTGCTAAGAAGAATACTATGGAGGTAGAAAGAGATACAACAAAGGATGAGTATACCAGGGCTTCTAAGGACAGGGAGTTGTTTGAGGGCAAACTTAAGTTGGTGGAGGGCGCAATAACAGCCCTGTATAAAGAAAGGGATGCTGCGGTGGCAGAGGCGACTTCTCATCTTGAGAAAAAGGTAAGGATGGAGAATGCTATAGAGGGTAACAAAGATATGCTGGCAATGGTTTCAGGTAATGTTGATGACTTAGAGCGAAAGATAGAAGTGCTTAAGGATGAGAATATATCTTACAGCAGTGATCTTAGGCTAATAACAAACCAGCTTGATGAGGCGGACTTTAGGATCAAGACAATAGATAATGGAGTTGAGGTGCTGGACTTTTGGAAGACGGCGTTTTCTGCAAAAGGTATTAGGGCTGTCTTACTGGATAAATTTTGTAACGAGTTTAATGAGTCGGTCTCTGATTACTTGACTACTGTCACAGGAGGTCAGATGAGTATTGTTGTGACACCTACAGCAGTAACTAAGAAAGGTGAGGAGAGGAATAAGCTGGGGCTTATTATACATAATTCAGGAAACGAAAGGACTTACAAGAGTTTGTCTGGCGGGCAGAAGCGTAGGGTGGATATATCATTGTGCTTAGCACTTAACCGGTGGGTTAGTAAGAAGTATGGTGTTGCAAACGGCTTGTTGGGCTTAATAATATTAGATGAGGTCTTTAGCTTTATAGATCCTTCTGGTGAAGAGTCTATGGCGACAATGGTATACAACGAGGCAAGGAACAAGGCAATAATGGTTATAAGCCACACGCCGGCTTTAGCAAGTTATTCTGACAGAGTTTGGAAAGTAGTTATGAAAAACGATGTGTCTTACTTGGAGGGAGCATGA